CTTTGACTCTGACTGTTCCAGGTCTGGACGGTTACGTCGATCGGGCCCGACAGCGTGAAAGCCCGTTCCAGCCGAAGCAGGGAGACATTCGGCTGCGCCGTCGCCGTCGGCGTGGCCTGCAGCATCAGCTCCGGCACCGGACCGTTCGATGGCGGCTGGAACGTCAGCGTGGTGCCCGATACATAGACATCGAAACCTTCCTGCTCGGCAAGCCAGACCAGCAAATCCCATTCCGTGCTGGCTCGCGCGTAACGGGCCAGCGTGACCCGATCATGCTCGTCACCATAATACCGGCCGATCGGCGTTGTCGTTTCCGTCACCTGGGCGGCCATACCCTGGCGTCCTGCCAGCAGCGCCGCTACTTCGCTCGCGGTCTGGTTGGCAAAGGCTTCGCTGGTGCGCGCTGCAATGAACCGAGCGGTGAGATCGCGACCCTCAATCGCAATCCCGCCCTCGATCGGGTCCGCGGTCATATGGTCGATCTGCCCGGTGATCAGACTGGTCCAGCCGCCTGCAGCCAACCCGATCATGACCTCGATGACGGAACCGGTCCTCGCATCCCAGGCACTAAGCCCCGCCGGATCCGCGGAGATTGCGGCCTGCAAACGCCAGGTATCGGCGGCGAAATGGTTGTTTGACGTGACCTGAACCGCCGAAACGCCGGGCAACGGCGTCCCGTCGCACAAAACCAGGAGTGCTGGAGCCCGCCAGATGCTCATTGGGCGGGAATACCGCCGGTGGCGGCGGGGTTCGGATCGGGGATCAGCAAGGTGATCACGCCATTCAACAACGGATCGTCAAGGCCATTTTGCTGGGCAATGCGTATCCATTGCGTCGCATCGCCAAGTTGCGCGGCGGCTATGGCAAAAAGATTGCCGCCCGTCACTGTTATGGATCGCATGTACACCCAGGCGCCTAGGGTTCTTGGTTTCGAGGGAAGCAGACCTTTTTTGAAAAAAAGGACCAAAAAACTTTTAATCAGATCGCGGGAAAATTCAGAGAAAGGTTTTTGCTGCTTTTTTTCGAAAAAGAAGCCCTCGCTTTGCGTCGGATGGCGCCCCCTCTGCGCCAGCGGTAATCACGTACCCGCCCGGCCCATGTTCGATTGCAGCCGGCCGAGATACAGCCCCGCCCAGGACAAATTCGCCTGGGCGGCGGCGGCGGCGCCGAGCGCGATGACATCCGTCGCGCCGGAAACGCCGTTCTGCGCGTAATTACCCACCGTGGCGTCCGCGCTGGCAAACCCGGCCTGCACACTCGCCTGGGCCTGCCCAAGATTCTGATTGGCCGCCACGTAAGCGGCAGTCCCCAAGGTTGTGGCACCCGGCACGGCAAACGCCGCCTGAACCGCGTTCAAGGGAACGCTGGCCGTCGCCCCGTAGCCCGCCGCGGCAGTGACATCCGACAACGCCTCCGTCAACAGATCCGCGGTATAGGATGCCAGCTGAATGGCGTTGTCTTGGACAACGGAGACAGTCAGCCGGTATGGCACCCAGGCGGCGTTGTGGTAATCGGCGGCGAAGTCGGCAACGATCACGGTGTAGGAAAAGACATCCCAGCTCAGCGCAACGGCCTGGCCTTGAACCCGCAGTTGATCGATCAGGCGTGCCCGCCCGGTGGCGTCCGGGCCAGAGAATATGCCCGACCAGGCGATATCGGACGGCACCGGGCCCAGCGTGTCGACGACGCGCTGCCCGCCCGGAAGGTCGTGGACGGCAATCCGCTGACGACCGCCATATTTAATCGTCTCCGGAACCTCGAACCCGGCAAAACCGACTGGCCCGAGCAACAGAGCGACGTCGCGCAACGTCATGGCGGCAAGCTCCGTTCAGTTCGGTGGGACAGAGGAAATCAACTCGGCCCGGTCATGCCGGGATAAATCGGCGTCAGACGCTCGTCGAAGCCGGAAATTCCGCGCGGCGGGCGCCTCGCGGCGGTATCTAGCCAGTCGGATAGCGCGTCCCAGGTCGGTGCGTCCCCGGCCGGACTCCGCGGACGAGGCGGGGACACCCGAAATTCCGGTCGCTCCGGAAGCCGAGGCAGGGTCGCCGGTTCGCGCGGCGCAACAGGCGCGGCCACCGCAGAACGTTGCGCCGGTCGCATGCCCTCGAAAGACCCCAAGCCGCCGAGAGTGCTCGCGAGCCTCGGAGGCTTCGATGGAACAACCGTGACTTTCCCCAGGACCGGGCCGCGACGATCGGACGATGGCGAGCGACCGGTGGAGTACCGAGGCCCGGTCCCAGCGCCTGCGGCCACCAATCCCACGTGCCGCGCCCACGCGCCGGACAGGCCTGGCGCGCGGCGGCTCGCGTCAGGCAAAGCCATCGCCATACCAAGCGGAAGGCGCGACCGTCCCGCCCGCGCCAAACCAGCGGCACGGCCGCCAATCCGCGCGGCCCCCCGCACCAGCCGAACCCAAGGACGCGCCGACAGGCCACGTCGGGCCGGAGCTTCCAGACCCGTTGCCGTGGGAGGACGCCACCAACGCGCGGCGATCGGGCGCGGGAAAGGCGCCAGCGATCGTGTGGCCGTTCCTGCGCGCGCCGCCGCTCCTGCCATCCATTCGGGCCCCCAGCGAAAACGCTCGCGCCTCACCCTCGCCGGACGCCCCAGTCCGAGACGCAGTGCCCTCGCGCCGATCCGCCGCCATTCCTCGCGCCGGAAACCTTGCTCGGTCATTCGTCCCCATCCCAGGTGCGGGTCGCCCAATCGAAGCGCCGGCCCGAGAGTGTGCCGATAGCCACGACCCATTCCGTTCGCTCGTTCCGGTCCAGACTGAAGGCCACGTCGAAGGGCACCCCGTTCCGCACCAGATAGAGCGAATCAACCAGATCGGGATGCCGGCTCAGTTTCCCGGCGTGGGTTCCGTCGTCGCGGCGTCGCGTTCCTCGAACCGTCTCGCAATCGCCTCCATGCCCGCGTCGCCCAGGCGCCCGACCAACGCCTCGATCTGCTGCTCGTTGATCGGCCAGGGCACCGGCACGTCGTCGATCGCGCTAACGGCGCACGCTAGAAATGCCAGCCCCAGCCACGCATCGTTGTTCGCGAGTTCGGGGCCGGCCGCCTTGAACAGTCTCAGCCGATCCAGCACGGTCATCGGACGCAGGGTGAAGCGGCGCCCATCGGCCGATTTTGCGTCGAACTCAGACTCGGCCTCGCGTATCAGGCGTGCCGTCGGGCCGTTCACAGCCGCACCCGCGAGCCGGCGAAGAACAGCAGTTTCTGCTTCACGGCCGCGTCGCCGCGCCACACGCCGGCATTGGCCAGCCGAAACACGACGCCGTCGTACTGGTAGGTACTCAGTGAACCGTCCGGCTCCGTGACATATTGATAGACGAGGCCGTACGGCAGGCTGCCATTGGTGCGATAGGCGAGTTCGGCGGCGGCGATGAAATCGTCGACGGCGGAGGACCCGCGCTCGACCTCGAAACTGCCCTCCCAGCCTTTCGGCAACTCCGTCGCCATCTGCACGCCGTCCAGCCGGTCCACCCGGACCGGCTGCGTGACCTGGCTGCTTTCAAATCCAGTGACAAAACTGAGATCGACGCGGCCGGCCGGTCCGATGACCACGAGCTGGCAGTCCCTGCCGATCGAAAATTGTGTCGTTGCCAAGATCAGTCTCCCTTGAAGTCGTGACGGACGCTGAAACGCCGGCCTTGGTCACCGGACTCCACGTAGAAAAAAATTTCTGCTTCTTTTTTCAAAAAGAAGAGCCCTTTTTATAATTGCTACGTCTGGCCGCTAGGCAAGGTCTGACGTTGCACCTGCACCGTCTGCCCGCCTTCGATGTTGATGATGAATTTCTCGTTGATGCCCTGATACTGAACCTGAACATCACATTGCACGTAACCGAGCGAAGTGCGGCTTTGCGGGTTGTTGCTGCTGTCGCAAATCACGGAATACGGCACACTGCCATCCGTCGTTCCCAGCAATCCTTCAAGCATCATGCCGGACAGGAACTGCAGCTGTGTCGAGCGTATCTGCTGAAACAGCGTACCGTTGATGACCTGGCCGACGAACAACCCCATACCGGAGTTCAGAGTCGCCGCGATATAGTTGGTCAGGCGGGTATAGTTGTCGCCGTAGATGGCGGCGTTACTGCTGCTGTTATGGCCGCAACGGACGCCCCAGTACGGCCCCCCTGGTTGCGGATTGGCAATCACGTCGATCCCGGCGGAAAACAGGGTCTGCAGGTCGGCGCTGGCGTAGGTGGCGGCCTGCGCGGTGCCGGGCTGGCCCGATTTCTGCGACCCGACGACGCCATACAGCTGCTTGTTGAGCGGGGACTGCTCCGGAGAAAGATTGGCCAGCCGGCCGGCGACGAAGCCTTGCGGACTGACCAGTCGGATCTGCGCGTTGACCGTGTCGTTCCACCATATCCAGTCGCCGAACATCAGCTTGAAAGCGTAGCTGTCGATGCCAGCGGACTGCTTGACCGAGACTGCATTACTGATGTTGTCGCCGGCGGGACCGGTCCCGATCATATAGACACCTTCGGACAGCCCGAAGCCCATCTGATTGGTCCACTGGGTCGAATCATCGGCATCCGCCAGCAGACCAACGCCGCAGCCTTGACCGCGTAACGCATACATGCCGCTGCGCGGCAACGAGTCCGACCCGACAAGGGTCGCCGCGGTAACGTTTCCCGCTCCGTCCGTCCCCTGCGTGCCGTAGCTGAACGGGTAGCTTCCGGCCGTCGGATTGACCGTGAAGGTGTTACCCAGCGCGGCGACAATGATCTGGCTCGGTCCGCGCAACGCGCCGTTGCCCAGATTCACCGCGGCGACCAGGTTCTGGTAGAAGGTTTCCCCAGAGCCGCCGATATTATCGAACACCTCAGGCGTCAGCCCCGGCAGCGCGACGGTCATTGACCATGTATTGGCCTGCGACCCGGTGCCAAAGGTGACGACTATCTGGTTACCGAGCGAACCGGTATAAAGTGCCGTCAATACCAGCGGCCCGGTTGCCCCATTATAGAATACGCCCAGCTGGGTCGCGGTGTCGGTGCCGTCGGTCACCCGCACGCAGCGGAAATTACTCGCTCCCTGCTGTACCGCGGTCGCCACCTGGGTTCCCATATCGTATTTCCGCGCCATGATCGGCCCGAAGGCCGTAGCGTAATCCGCCATGGTACCGACGATCGCCGGTTGACCGACCGGTCCCCAGCTGGCTGTACCCACCACGCCCAGAATATTGGTGGGAACGCCGTTCAGCACCAGGTTCTGCGGCGGAACGATCTGGACGTACAGGTCCGGTACCACCAGCGCCGTGGTGTTGATGGCGCCTTGCTGGACAATGGGCATGGTTCAACCTTCCTTCAGGGCGCGACGGACTTTCACGACATGGGCAGCGTTTTCACTGGACAGTATCGTCTCGATCGCCCTGGGATCGAGCACGATATCGCCGCGCTTGTGCCCGCCAAAAGCGTGCACGACGACAAGCGTGTATTGCATGAGGACTTCTCCGGTCAGGAAATCGTAACGATGCCGGTGGTGTCGTTCTCGTTGATGCCGA